GTCACAAGCGCGAGAGATCAGCGTCCCCGTCGCGCCGGACAGGGTCAAAGAGGCGTTTATTGAACAATGGAAGGCGGACAACGCCGACCGCTATATCTTCAACATGGCGCGTCTTGCCCGCATCTATGGCCTTTCGTCTATCGCGGTTATAGACAAGGATGCGGACTCGAAAGAGCCGGTCGACTTCACGAAGCTTTCGGGCGCGGATATCGGTTTCAATGTGTTTGATCCGCTGAACACCGCCGGAAGCCTCACGCTCAACCAAGACCCGAATTCACTCGACTTCCAAAAGACGCGAGGGATATCGGTTCAGGGCAAAGTTTACGATCCTTCTCGTTCATGCATCCTCATGAACGAAGACCCGATTTACATTTCGTTCACGCAGTCATCGTTTGGATTTGTTGGGCGCTCTGTTTATCAGCGCGCTCTTTACCCGATGAAGTCGTTCATTCAGACGATGATTACGGACGACATGATTTCCAAGAAGGCCGGCGTCCTCATCGCGAAGATGAAGCAGACGGGCTCCATCGTCGACAACATGATGGCGAAGGTCAGCGGCCAGAAGCGCGAACTGCTCAAAGAGGCCAGAACCGACAACGTCCTGTCCATCGGAACGGAAGAGGGAATCGAAAGCCTCAATCTGCAGAACCTCGACGGCGCCTTTGGCGTCGCGCGAAAAGACATTCTTGAGAACGTCGCGCTCGCCGCAGACATGCCGGCCATCCTGCTCAACCAGGAGAGTTTCGCCGAGGGGTTTGGGGAAGGCACGGAGGACGCAAAAAACGTCGCGCGGTTCATTGATCGCATCCGCGAGTGGATGAATCCGGCCTATGCGTTTTTTGACAAGATCGTCATGTATCGGGCCTGGAACCCGGAATTCTACAAGACGATCCAAAGCGAGTTCCCTGACGAATACGGGGACAAGTCCTACAATCAAGCCTTTTACGAGTGGCGCAACAGCTTCCACGTCGAATGGCCGTCGCTGCTCACCGAGCCCGATTCCGAAAAGGTCAAGGTTGACGACGTAAAGCTCAAAGCCGTGATCGCCATGCTGGAGGTGTTGATCCCCGAGGCGGACCCGGACAATAAGGCGCGCATCATTCAGTGGGCGTGCGACAATTTCAATTCACTCAAGAGGCTGTTTGATACGCCGCTAGAGCTGGATTGGGAGGCGCTCGCCAGCTACACACCGCCGCAGATGGGCGCGGGGTTGGACGAGCCGAACCCGCCCAAGCCATTTGCCGACGCCGAGCCTTCCGTAAAACCGCTCACACGGCGCGCAAAGCGGGCGCGGGGCTAGGATGCACGGGGAGACCTTCTACACCGTCCTGACACGCGCCGTGCGCGATATAACCGAGCACGGCTTCGACAGTCAGGGGCGGCTCGAGACATGGCTACAAAGCCTGCAACGGCTGGCAGAAAAGACGCTCACGCCGCAATGGAAGATGGAAGAGCAGCTCCGAAACGCCTTTTCGACCATCTATCGGCGCCTGATTGATCGCGGAGAGATTGCGAAATATCACCCCGGCGTCTCGCGCTTTACGATCCAAAAGATCGCGCCCCGGCTCCGTTCGGAACTCGACCGCCGCATCATGGCGAGCGCGAGCCTGATCAAGATGAACCGGCAGGCGTCAATTCAAAAGACGCTCCAGCGCTTCGCCGGATGGGCCTCAAGCATCCCCGCCGGCGGGAGCGACGCGACGGACAAGGGCGAGACCAAAGACGAAATCCGCAAGGCGCTCGCTCAACTCCCGTTTGAAGAGCGCCGCGTCCTGATCGATCAGGGCCACAAGTTCACGGCTTCGCTTTCCGAAATCATCGCGAAAGACAGTGGCGCGCTGGCGATGGTGTGGCACTCGCACTGGCGACAGGCGGGCTATAACTATCGGGAAGACCACAAGGAACGCGATGGCAAGGTCTTCGTCCTCAAGGGGAATTGGGCGCTTGAGGCCGGGCTTATGAAGATCGGCCCGGACGGTTACTACGAGGACGTTGACGGGGTAGGACAGGCGGTTTTCTGCCGCTGCTTCGGGACGTGGCTCCATTCCCTTCGCGAACTGCCGGACGACCTTTTGACGGAAAAAGGCCGCTCGGAGCTTTCGCGCGTTCGGGCGAAAGCCGGTTAGTATTTCCGAGTAGCTGCGGCGCGATCTTCCGGATCTACCTTGTTCGATGTGTTGTTCAATAGGAACGAAAAGTAAGCGAACAGGAAGAATCCGAAAACAAGCGCAGATATAAAGACTATCCGCATGAATTGCGGAAACAATATTGCAAGCGTCAAGACCAATAGCCCGATAGCGATTATCGGAAGAAATAAAAGCGAAATCATGTGAGCACCTTTGCCCTGCCGAAGAAGGCGGGGACCATAGCGCCACGCCTGCAAACTGACAAGACCGGGTGACCTCATGCCTTTGGACCACGCCAAACTCGACAAGATCACGGATGCGCTTGTCGCGATGAATGACCGGGTCGACGCGTATTGCGCGCGGGCGGATGCGTCAAAGGAAGACCCTGACCTCGCAAAGATGCGCAAAACGGTTGACGTGGTTTCAAAGTTCCACCGCGCCGTGAACAGCAAAATTTCCCCGACCTCGTGGAGCGACTACGTCAGCGAGCTAACAAAAATGGGCGCCGACCGCTCGTCGCTTGAGGCAATGAAGCGCATCGGGCGCTTTGATCTCAGCGGCGGGAACGTAAGGTTCGGTGGCTGATGACCATCTCCGCAGCGGGCATCCTCTTCACCGCCCCGGATAAGTCGGCCCTGTTCCTTCTGCGTGGCGACGGGGGGGATTTTCCCCGCCAGTGGTGTCTCCCCGGAGGAAAAATCGAAGACGGCGAGACCGCAGAGCAAGCGGCAGAGCGCGAAGCCATCGAAGAATGCGGCGCTATCCCGGACGGCGTTCAAACCTTCCTGACGCGCTCTCAGGCCGTTTCCAGTGGCGTCGCCCCCAATGGCGCGACCAATGAGCCCGGACAGGCCGTCGCCGGCGAAACAGTCGACTTCACGACCTACCATCGCCGTGTCGCGGAACAGTTCGAACCGACCGTATCGGGCGAGCACATTGGCTATTGTTGGGCGCCGATTGACGCGCCGCCGCAGCCCCTCCACCCCGGCGTCGCGATCTCTCTCGCGCGCCTCGACATGGACGAACTGGGCGTGGCGCGCGCCATCGCCGCCGGACAACTTACATCGCCGCAGCGCGTCGGAAGCATGACGCTTTACGCCATGCGCGTAAGCGGAACCGGCGTCGCATACCGGCGCGGCATTGACGAATTCGTCTGGCGTGACCCGGCGATTTATCTGAGCCCGGACATGATCGCCCGTTGCGCGGGCCTGCCGGTTGTTCTCGAGCACCCGCAAAAGAACACGCTCGACTCGCAAGAATTCAATGACCGCATCGTGGGAACGGTCATGTTCGCCTACGTCAAAGGCGATGAGCTTTGGAGTATCGCGCGGATCTACGACGACGGCGTTATCGCGATGATGGAGGACGAACAGCTCTCCACGTCTCCAGGCGTCGTGTTCAACGATCCGCGCCGAACAAACTCCAAAATGAAACTCGACGACGGCAGCACGCTGTTAATCGAGGGCAAGCCGTCAACATTGGATCACCTCGCCATTTGTCAAAAAGGCGTGTGGGACAAGGGCGGGGAAGCAAGTGGCATAGCTGCCGAGGTCAGAAAGGATTCAGACGTGACCGATGAAGAAATGAAGGCCGCCGCCGACAAAGCGCGCAAGGATGCGGAAGAGACCGAGGCCAAGGCGAAAGCCGACGCCGAGAAGGAAGAGAAGGCCAAGGCCGACGCGGACGCGGGTGAAAAGCTCGACAAGGTTCTCGCGGCGCTCGACAGCCTCGGCAAGCGCATGGACAGCGTTGAAGCGTCCGAGAAGGCCCGCGCCGACTCCGCCAAGAAGGACGCGGACGGCGACGGCGCCGAAGGCACCAAGGGCGGCGAAGAAGATCGCCGCGAGGGCAAGGCCGAAAAGCTTGTCGCCGATTCCAAGAAGGACGGCGAAGAGTGCGAGGCCGACAAGAAGGCCAAGGCCGACGCGGAAGAAAAGGAAAAGGCTCGTATGGACGCCGATATCGCCAAGCGCATCGCCGATGTTGAGGCGCGTCTCCCCATGCAGATGAGCGACGCCGATTTCGCCGCTCTCGCCGATGCGCAGGCCAAGGCCGACGCTGTGTTCTCCGCTTTCGGCGATAGCGCGCCGCGCCCGCTCAATGGCGAAACCCTGCTCGCCTATCGCCGCCGCCTGGCGACGAAGCTCAAGGGTCACTCTGGCGCGTGGAAGCCGGTCGACCTGTCCACGCTCAACAGCTCGGCCGCTTTCGATGTTGCGGAGGCGCAGATTTACAAGGACGCGCTCGACGCCGCGCGCAACCCCGCCGATCTCCCCCATGGCGAACTGCGCGAGATCCAGAAGTTCGACCGCGTGACCGGGCGCACCATGCGCGAATTCGTCGGCTCTCCGTCTTCGTGGATGTCTCAGTTCTCGTCCGGCAAGGCCCGCGCCAAGCTCAACATGCGCAACAGCGCCTAATAGGGACACGTCTCAATGGCTACCGCAAACCTCTCGCTTAACCCGCTGCTGACAACCAACGCGGCGGGCGCCTTCAACGTCGACGCGGCCGGACTCATTCAGGGAACCGCGTTCGATGATCCCGCCGTTCGCAATTATCTTGCGGGCGGCATTCTCGCGTCGACCGAGACGACACCCATGTGGGGCGGCGTCGCGATCACCGAGAACATCCCCACGCCGAGCCTGACCACCCCGAGTATGGCGCTCGGCGGCGTCATCGCCCGCGCGGCCAGCTCCACGGCGATCACCGGCTTCTCCGTCTTCAACCAGGCTCACGCCATGCTGACGACGCCTCAGAGCCCGGTCCCGATGTCCCCGAGCGGCGGCATTGTGAATTTCTACCGCATCGGCTCTGGCGCCCGCATCGCGCTTGCGATTGATCCCTCGCTCGTCTCCCTCGAGGGCGGCGCGATCAATCAAAACGTGTCGTGGGACTTCAACAACCAGCGCCTGCAGCCCTATGTCGCCTCCGGCGCGACGGAATCGGTCTCGTCCATGACGTGGTCGAACGCCAATGGCGGACGCGCGGCCATCGTTCTCGGATCGGCCGGCGTGTTTGGTCTTGGCGACACGATCAACATCTCCGGCGCGACCAATACCGGATCGGGCGGCGCGGCGGCGGTCAACGGTAATTTCGTGATCGACACCTACACGGACAGCACGCACTTCACCGTCGCCATGCCGGCCGCTTCCGGCGTGATCGGCACGATTGCCGGCACCATCGTCATCAACGTCGGCACCGGCGCGCTGAACGTGAAGATCCTCAAGGTCGAGATCGGCAATTCGCTGATCGTCAACTACAACTCCACCACTGGCTATGCGACCTGGAATCGTTCGGGGTCTGCCGCCGTCGTGCTTATCTAAGGGCTCCCGAACATGGCGAATATCGCTCCCGCATTCACAATGGTGAACCCGTCGTTCGTCGATCCGAACGTACTGCTTCCCTATTCTCAGGCTTCCGGCGCGTTTGAAACGCTCGCCGGCGGCGAACCTCTCGTTCGTCTCTCCGATGGCGACTTGTTCGTCTACATCAAGCGCCTCGACTTCCGGTCTCAGGTCGCGGGCGGGCAGAGCGCCTACAACAACCTCCCGTCGATCAGCACAACGCTTTCGATGATTTCGACGCCGACCTATCTCATGCGGGCGCGCGGCGAATACGACCATCACGACACGGCGGCTATGGGCCGTTGGGGCGTGTCCATCGTCGAAACGCAGCGTCTCGGCATGCGTCAGGCTCATTTCCAGTTGGCGCGTTCGGCCCTTCTCTATGGCCTGAACCCGGTCAACGGCGAGGGCTTGCTAAACACAAACGGCGCCACGGCGATCAGCCTCCCGTCCGACACGTTCGGCAATTCGACCGTCGTCACCTACGACAACGGCCAGATGGCGTTCTTCATCCTCTCCCAGATCAGCGCGATGAAGTCCCGGACGAACCAGTTGGGCCTTGGCCGCAAATTCACGATCCTGGGTCCGCAGCGCGTTCTTGGCGCGTTCGAGTATCAAGGCATCGTCCAGCTCACCTCGTATCAGCGTGTCGGCGGCGGCACCACGTCGACGGCCGGCGTCGTCAAGGACGT